AAAGTCTATTGATTACTGTTTCTAATTGCACTTAACACTTCCATCTTCTGCGAGCCTGTCTTAGTCTTGAGTTAGGATCTTTTGCAGCCTTAGGAAATTGTTTCATTTGGCCTGCGCTTCTTGCACAGTACGACTTACGTCGATTTGCAGCTTTAGATCCTGGTTTAACTTTGCCAGTCACCGCTGTTTTTAGTTTAGAACCGGGATTTTTTCTTCTGTAGGCTTTGACACCGGCTTGAGTCATACCTGCTCCAGACTTTGTAGGTCTGAAATTTTTCTTATTTCTTGCAGGCATATTATCCTGTTTTCTCATTATGTTTTTTTAGCTGTTTCTGCTGATTTTCTAAACGCTTTAGCTGTAGGTGCACCTTTAGATCCTGGTTTTCTAGGTTTACCACCACGTTTTTTTTTCATCATGATGTTGTAATACAAACCTTTTTTAGCTTTACGTCCACTTTTAGTTGTATGATATTTATTTGCCATTTTTTCTCCCGCATAGACATCTTTTGCCTAGTGTTTTTTCTATTAAGTTTTTAAAAAAATTTTTAATTTTTTTCATTATACTTTTTTTACTTTTTTCTTCTTTTTCTTTTTTAAAAGCGCAAAATCTTTTGCAGATATTTTACCATCTTTATTAGCATCAAGTTTAACTTGACCGCCTTTTAAAAAGCCTGGTTTTTTAACTTGTGTGTTAAATATTCTATTAGCCATTATTTTTTTCCTCCTCTAAATATTTGTGTACCCTTTATACCAAAAATACTCGCAACTACAAGCACCCATAAATTAGTGAACCATTTCGGAAGCTCATGAAAGTACTCGAAGAACAATTTTACCTTCTCCATCGCAGTCGGATCGTCCGACATCACTGCCCACATTAAAACTACGATAGGCGCCGAAATTATAACGAGCACAAATTCGTCCTTATAATCGTTTTGTCTCGCTTCTAGCAATTTACCTTGGTAAGTTTCCTCACCTCGAGCCATTTTCTCTGCATGCATCAATTGTGCATCAGACATAGCCATCTTTGTCTTCTGGCGGTTAGAATAAATTTTACTGCCAGCTTGCAAAGCAATTTTTGCTAGACTAAACCAAGCCATATTAGTACCAAGTAGCTATTTTTTTCTTATTAGTTAACATTCTCTTAGTTCCTCTAACTTTTTCCTTGTCTCCAGTAGGAATATAGTTAAAAGCGCCATCAGCTGTTGTTTTAGATCTAGGATCTACCTCAACATTCTGTTCTGGAATCTTAACTTCTTTTGATTTTTTATAATTAATCATATTTTTGTTCCTTTTATTAATCTTCTACCTTAATTGCAGTTATACCTTGATTTCCAGCCTTTGCAAGACTTACTCCTGCTCTTAATTTAGCTAATTTTTCGTTTTGATCTAGTTTATCTTCGTTTAATTGTCTTGCTTGAAGTAATTTTGCTCTATCAAGGTCCATTTTTTGTTCTCCTTCATCTTTTTTACGTTCATTTTCCATTGCACGAAGGTCAACCTCTCTTGATTTTAGTTTTAAAAGAGGATCAGCATCAAATTGTGATGTAATTTTCTTTTCTTCTTCCATAAAATCACCCATTAGTTCAGAAATTAGCACTGCTTTTCTTGCTTCCATGTCCATAGATATTTTTTGTAGCTGTGCTTGTATCTGTGGGTTCTGTTGTGCCATTTGTTGCATCTGTTGAAGCTGTTGAATAGTGTCTGCAAACTCTAATTCTATCTGTTCTTGCGCCATTAAGCTAATATGCTCTAAACAATTCTTTTCAATCGCAGCCATAACAGGTGGATTGTTTCTAACCATGTTGGTTGCCATAAAATTTAAGTGAGCTGTCATGTGTGCTCTGTGATCTTGACCTCTGAACGCTTGAAATGGTTTCATTCCTAATGCATCAATGTGTTCTAACGCCGGATCTTTAGGTGCAATCGGTGCTGGAGGCGGTAAAATCTTATCAATATCTTTTATACCAAGTGCTTCATACATTTTTCTGTATGCATTATATAAATTATGAATCTTAGGATTAGATGTAGCTAATTGTAATTCTGTTTGTGCAATCGTAATTCTTTGTGACATAGAAAAAATGTTTGGATCTGCTACTGGTAAGATATCTACTCTATCATCAAAGTCTTGTTGTTTGACTTCTCTTCTTCCACCCACAACATCAAAAGGATAAACGGGTGGTAAATATGTTTTGAATAAAGTTGCAAGTAATCTAAACTCAGATCTCATAGATGTGTATAATCTTTTATGAATAGCAGACATAACACGTGAACCTCTTTCAAGAAGTGCAACTGTAGTTCCAACTGCAGCAGCTTGATTACCATCGCCTACTTGCATATCTGCAATAGCCGCAAATCTTTGTCCTGCTTGAACTACGATACCCATCAACTGTAATAATGTTGGTGATGGTTCTTTGTAAGGTAGCATCATAAATGAATCTCTAATATTACCACCCGGTGCATCTACATCTTTAAATTCACCTGGTTGTATTGGTGATGCTTCGTCTCTAACTCTAACACCTCTTTGTTTAAATCCTGCTGGCAAGTTTGATAGTGTACCTGCGTCCAACAATTGACGGAGAGCGACCGTTGCCGTTCGACTCAATCCGCCAATCATATGGATCAATCCAAATCCGTAGAATCCTAGTCCTGGCAGAAATTTAAAGTGGACAAAGTAAGTGACTCTAGCTTTTTTTGGATCGTCAGGATTAAAGTTCCTTCTAATAGAAAGAACTTTTCGCGAACCTTCGTCTACAGTAACAATATAAGGGAGCTTAATTCCTGTAGGTTCTCCGTTCGCATCCTTATCTTCAAAACCTTCTAAATCTAAATTAACGTGACACTCAAACAAAGTATAGACTTGATCGGGTCTACCTGATTTTTTAGTGCCTTCTAGTTCTCTTTCTTTTGACTCAACTTCGTTTTTAAAAACAGCTGGTGAACCTAATTCTATATCAGAATAAAAACCACCTACCTGTTGTTTTCTTAAATCATTTTCTGACATTTTTATAACATGCATAATTGCTTCTGCATCATCAAGAGATGTAGCAGAGTAAGGTACAACTAAATCATCGGCAGGTACAAATTTAGATACTGCTCTTCCTAATAAATCATCGTAATAAACTTTTTTAAATGCAGATCCTGCAAGAGGTAAGTGAAATAACATTTGGTCAAACTCTGGTTCATACTCTGGCATCTTTTCCATAAGTTCGTAGTTCATGTACTCTCTTACTCTTTGTGCTTGTGCCTCTTTTTGTGGATCGCTGTTACCAACAATCTGTGTTCTAATCGGTCCTTCTGCAGGTAATAATTCTTTGTAAGCACCAGCTTGAAACTGTGTTACGGCTTCTGCTAGTACAGGGTGCGTGGCCCCCGAAGCACCTTGAAAAGGCTCTGTTCTGTTTTCGTATTTAAACCCTAATAGATCAAGTCCATCTGTATAAGATCTTTCCCAATCTTTTCTTGAAGATTTGTAATCTGTATAATTAGAAAATAATTCTAAACCAATAGGTTCTAAAATATCGTCCGGTAATAATTCTGCTAAGTTATCAAAGTGATTGGGTTGTCCTTCAATATTTACTTTGCTTGGATCAAAGTTTAATTCTACGCCACCATCTTCTGTTGGGTTTATTTCAACAGGTGGTTTGTTAGCTTCTTCTTGTTTCTGTATTTCTACTTCTTGATCAGGTCCATCTATTTTTACAGAGGTTCCTAACTCCGAAAGAGTCTTGTCAATATCTGCCATTATTTACGCTCCTTGATTGGTCTAACATTTTTTGCCACATAAGGCAACCCGTGTGGTGTAGGCCCTGATTTTGGTGGGGGTCCAGAACTAACGCCTGCTATAATACCGCCCTCAGCTTTTTCTATCTTATATTTAACTTTATTTATGGTATCTTTAAAAGCTTTTTCTGAATCAAGAAGTTTAATTTCATCTGGGTTCCTTAAAATTCGTTTTAACAAATTTAGACCAAGTCCTTCTGGATTCATACCCATTTCTGTTAATTCTTTTAAATTATATTTCTCGCCACTCTCAGCCAATAATTCTAATATTTCATCAATAGAATCTAAACCACCCTCAATATCTCCATCACCTCCATCATAGTCTGGTTTCAAAGTGTTTTCTTCATATATGTCTGGAACTTTTTTTGGTTTACCAGCATCATCTAATATGGTCTCAGGTGGATCATAAACTATTTCTTCTTTTCTAATTATACCATCAACTGTATCATACTCACCATCACCAATGTAATAACTAGCACCGCCCTCAGTGTTTTTGTTAATACTTATTTTACCTGTAGATATGTCTTCGTACATTGTATAGCCATTGTAATCATAAACTTTTTGTCTCTCAAGAGTTGCAGCTTTATCTGTAATATCATCACCTTTAGTTTTAATTAAATTTACAAAGTCAAAGAAATATTTTGGTGTGCCACCTTTTGTTACAATCTCTGGCGCAGCTTTTACAACTTTAGTTGTTTTTATTAGATTGTCTAATCCTAAGTATTTAAGAAGAGCCATTGCTCCACCTGCTCCTGTAGCTAAAATTATATCTCTTCTACCTTGATCTACACCTTGTGTGGCTATTTTGTTTTCTATTTCTTTGTTGACTTTTTCTGCAGCTGTTCCAGTTCCCACTAAATTTCTAATCTGTTTTGAAATTTTAGGAAATGCTTTTATCAAGAAATAAGGTGTTGCTGGTCCAACAGACTCTGCTCCAATCTCTAATATACCACCTGTAGTTTTCTGTGGTCCCGTTCTTTCTTCTCTTGATTTTTCTAGCATGTCTGTAAAACCAATTTTTTCTTTTAAAAATTTTGTACCTTTTGGATCTAATATTTCCACTGCTTTTTTTAAATCTTCCACACCAATTTTACTTAGATCACCTGTTGTAGTGGCAAGACTAGTTTTACCAAAAAGATACATAAGTGCTGTTGGAAATCTAACTGCAAGTTCCGGTATGTTGGCCGCTCCTGATGCAAGTTCCTGTGCGTAGTATGGATATGCTTTTGGATCTGCAAACATGGTATTAAAGGTTTGTATTAAATTTCGTTCACCATCATCGCCGTAAATTTCTTCTTTAAGACTAGGCTCTTTTTCTTTATCTAAAAGTTCAATAAGATCTGTATTTTCAAATGCAGATAAAAATTGACCCCATCTAGGGTCTGGTGTCCCGTCTTGAAAACCAACACGGCCACCCATAGCCATCATTGTTCTATCCATGGGCTCTATAATACCACCCATGTTCTTATTTGTTTTGTATGTTTTAGCAAAAGATTCTGATCTCATTGGTTTAGATTTTGTATAAATAACAAGGCCATGGTTGTTCCAAACCTCCATCATATTTTTTTGTGCCCCTTTAGAAAATTCTGTAAAATGAGTTACCGTTTCTTTTGGTGACGGACCTGTACCCGGTTTACTAAATTTTATTATTGCCGTGTCCACACCATTTTGATTAGCAAACTCTTTTGATAAATTATTATACGCTGCAACCTTGTCATCAAAATTGCTGTAAGTTTCATCACCAATTTTACGTGCTTTGTTTTTAGTGTTTGAAAAAAAATCATTTAAAATAGCTGTAAGAGGTCTTTCAAGCACACGTCCTTTTTGTTTATTAATACTTGGTTTTATAATTTGTACAGCTTCTACATAGCCAGGCGCTACTTCATGCACGGCCCCTAGACCAACACTGTGATCCACGTTTCCTTGTTTTGAATATTTTTTTGATAGAGTTACAACTCTACTACCAGAATTATAGCCAGTAATACTTTCTGCTATTTTATTTTGTATGTCTCTTATATGGCCGCCGTATATATTAAAACCACCTTTACCTTTTTGAAACTCAATACTTTCTAATATATCAGCTCTTTTGTCTGCTGAAGGTAATCTTACTCCTTTTACAGGTACTCTGGTTTGGTTTATAATTTTATAATAAGTTACCACATCGTTTCTTAATTCACCCAACATTTTTTTCTGTTCTTTTGGTGATGCTTTTGCAAAACTATCTCCGTAATATTGATTAACTAATTCATCTGAATATATGTTCGGATCTTCTTTATAAATCTCATCTATTCTTTTTACAGACGCGGCTCTTTCAGGATTATCTAAATTAATTTTCTTCGCCTTCTCAGTCATGCCTGATAGTTTATATCTGTTAGAAGCTATTTGTCCTTTTTGTTCTGTTAGGATTTTAATTGTTTCCGGTTTTAATTTATTTTCAAGATCTAAAGATTTTAAAAGTTGCATATGTATAGGTTTATCAAAAACGGGTCTTGTTCTTGTATCAACGCCGGATAGATAGGCTTGTATGTCATTAATAAATCTGTTACCTCCTTTGCTCTGACCTGTTACATTTTTATAAAAATTATCTACCGTTGGGTTTTTATCCAACTTTTTTAAAAGAGGGTATGCTTTTTCTAAATTTTTTATTTGATTTGGAAACACTCCAATATTATTAGGAATATTAAAATCATCTCCTGCAATATTAATAAAATTTGTTTTAGGTAGCGAGGCACTTTTGTTACGAGCAAGAAGCAAAGACTTCACCCTGCTTTGTTGTGTCTTAGGTAGTTTAGAAAATTTGTCTATACCTTTTTCATCTGTAATTTTTTTGTATTGAATATCTCTTAGGTCAGTTATGAATTTACTGTATGCTTTTTTATCAGAAACTAGTTCTCTAATATCTTTTATTTTTTTATATTTTTCAGGAACTATATCTTTAGTTTGAGGATTTTTTGTAATCTTTTTAAAATTCTGTAAAAGAAGGTTGGCATACTCTTGTTCCCTCTCATCTAATTTTTTAAATTCTTTAGCTGTTTTAGATGTAGACATAATATTACTCGGCGATGGATCCCTAACTTTTTTAGATTTTGGTTTTGTTAAATACTCCGCTCCTTCTAAAAGCATTCTTGGTAAAGCGCCTGCAGTTTGTCCTTCAATAGCTTTCATATCCAATTCACTTTTATCAGAGGTGTCTCGTAAAAATTCTTCAAAGGTTCCCTGAAAGCCTTCTTCTACTGCGTTTTGATATTTTAAGAAAGATGAGTTAGGAAAAGCATCCATTAAAGCTCCAGCAACTTCTCCATCTGTGTTAGTTTCTGGTGTCGGATCTTTACTTCCTAAAGAAAACCTTTCTCGTAATGTAGGTGTTAACGACTCAAACTCATCGGTTGCTGGATTATATAAGTACTTCAACAATACCTCCTCTTGCAAAACCTTCTGTTGGATCTAGGTCTCTAGGGTGTACACCGTTTTCTTTAATATATTTTAATTCATCAAATGTTTCATCACCGTAGAGTTCCACACCCTCAAGGTTTTTAACACCTCTATCTATATTAAGATCTAGATTACTAATAATACCTTCTTGTTTAATTGGTATAACATCTGCTGTTGGTTGTTGATCAAAGTATTCTTCCGGCATTGATTTTGCTTCTTCTATAATTTCATTTATCTCGTCAAGTCTCGCAGATTTTTTTTGAAACTCTTGATATGAAATTTTAGACGACCCTGTCTCATCAAGTTGAGCTAATTCTTTTTGTAATCTATTACCTTCGTCTGCCAACCTATTAAGATCATCATTACTGTATTTAGTTAAATCTATTTTAGATGCAGGTGTAATCTCATTTTTAATTTTAACTAGATTAGCTCTTTTTATATTTTGATTTTTAATATCTTCTGGTCCTTTAAAGAAAGGATTGTTACCTTCTTCAATAGTTTTAATAACGTTGTCTACATCTGCAATCTCTTGATCTAGCTCACCAGGTAGACTGTAGTGTTCATATGTATTGCCTGGTGCGTTTTTATTTTTTGGCACTATACCTCTTTTTCTAAAGTCAAACCTGCCTGGATATCTTAAACCAGGAGATCCAAACGCAGGATAATTTTGATCAATATATTTTTCTAACACGTCAAATTTATCATCACCGTAGTGATGCCTAAATACTTTAATAGGGTCTATGAAAGGATGATTACCCTGTTTCATAGCATTATAAATATCTGGTCTAACTGATATTGTTCCTGACTCAATCTCATCTCTTAAGAACTGTCTTGCTAAAGTTCTAAACATGCCTTCGTTAGAGCCGTAACCTTTACCTTGATACTTTAGTTTAGCTTTATTTTTTCTATCTATGTCTGCTTTGCCTGATCTAATGTCATCTATTTCTTGACTTATTTTTTGCATTTTTTTTATATTTACATCCATCTCTCCTAAGATACCTTTATAGTCATCAAAGATATTACTCTGAATGTTATTTGGTTTATTACTTACATCTGCTTTAAACATTTCATAAAGTTTTTCAGGTTCTTTACCTGCATCACTTAATTCAACACCTAATGATTTAACTTTATCATCTAAGTTTTTAAATATTTTCATATTATAAATAATATTGTCCATATCTTTGCCGCCTAAAGCTAAATTATTACTTTGTGCTTCTTTTATTTGTTTGACCATGCCTTCTTCAATAGCATCTCTCTCTAATCTAAATCTATTATACAAACCTTCTGTTGTGCCATCTAATCCCTCTAGCACAAACTTAGATTTTTGAGGGTCCGGCATTTTTGAATTAATAAAATTAAAATTGCCTCGTTCTTTTCTTGTAAGTAGTTTTTTAGGAATGTCTGCTCTCTTTACAGGTCTGTTTAATCTACGTAGGTCAGTTAAAAACCCGTAGGCTTCGCTGTATAATTCAGAATATTTCTTAACATCCATGTCAGAACCATCTTGAATACCATCATCTTTTATAAATCCTCTTTTTTTTGCTAGCTCTTCTGCTAGAACATCTGCGTTGTATTTGGTATCGCCCGTTGCGTAATTACCAGACACATTATCATTAGCTTCGATAACATCATCTGCTGCTTTAGGCATTCTAAACTCATCAGGACTTTTTGTTTTAGGTATATCAATCTTACCTGTAGGTGCTTTAATACCTGTAATCTTTTCAGCAAACTCTTTAGCTAATTTTTCTGGTAGTCCACTTTCTACAAAATAAGCAAAGGCCTCAAAAAATCGTCTCATTAATAATACGTCCTTGTACGTTTCGGTTTATTTTCATCTATGTAGTCTTCAGGGTGTCCAATTAGTCCACCTTGTCTGAAGCGCATGATGGCTTGAGTGGTAGAATCTACCAAGTCGTCATGATCTCCATTAGGAAACGCTGCGCACTCTTCGATAACTTCGTCCGCAAATTTCTGGTCTGGTGCCCATATCATACCACTTTCAAACAAAGGTGCAACCGCATTTACCCTTGCATGCTTATCATTTCCTTTCGACGGTGTGAAATTAATTACAGGTATATCCATTTGTCTAAGCTCGTAGGTTAGAGGCAGACCTGATGCTTTAGCCTCTACAATCACTGATTCGGGTTGCCAATACTTATATTGCTGTAGAGCTAGACGTCTAAGCTCTGGAAACTCGTATCGTCCCTTAATAGCATCAAGTAATAATAAATTAGCTGGACTATCCTCTGATGGGTAAAAAATACCCCACGTTGTAATAGCAGAATAGTCGGCCGACTCCTTCTTCATGAAAGCTGTATCGTAAGATTGTATAACATGATGTAGAGGCGGTATAGTTTCTTTGTTATACTTTTGCCACCATTCTCGT